CCATACAATTCCAAAACTGTAAGTTAGGTAAATCTAGATCTGGATCAGGTGTTTCAGGTTTAGAAACAAAAGCACTGATGGGCAATTTATCATACATTGCTGCATACTCTGGTAAATATGTTTCAAAATAAAAAGCACGACCTGGAATAGATTTTACAGACACCCAAACGCCTTTTACAAATTCACCCCAACCACTTTGATGATCAGTCAAATATTCTTTGCGAACCCATACTTCTTGTGAAGGTAGATTTGCGATTAAACAAGACATATAAAACTCTTATTTGAACTATTCACACAAAAAAAACATCCCATGAAGAGATGTTTTAAATAATTATTTCCCCTGACCTCTATATTTCTTTTTTGCACCGTTACGAGAAGAGGATGCATATTTGGTTCCATTCCCTGCTCCTTGACGAGACTTTTTAGGAGCTCCTACAGCATAAGAACTTTTATTCACACCAACTTTTGATTTTACAGCCATTAATTTTTCTCCATTTAATTCTTGTAGATTTCAGTTTCAATTTCATTTGGATGTGGAGAACCTGTCTGATAGAATTCAATCGACAAATCTTCCATAATATTGAAGTATTCTTCCTCTGTTAGAGATTTGTATATTTTACGTCCCTTACAGAGAATATTGTATCTTTCCTCAATCATTTCAAATGACTCTTGTTTTTTCATGCCCAACACGAATACGAGGATCGCACCAAATTTCAAATCCTGCTTCCTTTGCATCTAGACAGAACGAAACATCTTCACCACACATATCCTGAACCTCACCAGATTCAAAGACTTGCATCTTTGGTGCAAACCATGGATATTTTAGATCTTCATGCTCAAAGACACCATTTTTAATCAAAACCCAACCAAAACCAGTATAGTCAACAGTAAATGGTTTCCTACGCTTTTGAATGCTTTCAATTGTTTCGTGATTCATGACTCCGCCATTATTGCGGAAATCATCTTCTTCCATCCAGTGAGCAACAGAAGTTGTATGTCCATCCTCAGTACAATACCAACCACTTGCAATATCTTGATTCATCAAAACTAGTTGCCAAAACTTTTCAGTATTGAAAACAATATCACTATCGATCCAGAGTTGCCAATCATAATTTAATTTTCCATCCCATGGTTTTTGATCAGGTCCACGAAGAACATTTGCTCCTAAACATTTGCATCTGGCAAAGTTTACCATTGAACTATAATCTTGTGAAATCTGAATACTTGCACCTGCCTGCACCAGATCAAAACAAAGTTGAACAAAGTTTTTTAAAAATGTATAAGAAACTCCACGACCAGGAAGACAGAATACAATTGTCTTTCCACGTACAGTTTCTCTTGCCAGATCAAAGTCCCATTCGGGTTCTTTTGCAACTACTGGGCTTTTTGCTTTTACAGTAAATCCTTTTGTCATGACTTAATTAATTTTCCATTCATATCATACAATATTATGTAGCGATTGTCAATCTAATGATTCTTGATAGTAAAGGTCTTCTACTGAATACTCAGTCTTCATAATGCCTACCATTTTAGTTAAAGTTTGCCAAGTAGTATTAAATTCATCTTCATAGACTGAATGAAATATACATTTATCTTTTGCATAGATATCATATTTTTTCATTCTTTTATTTCTGAAAGAATTATATCATTTCCATCTAGGTTAAAGGTAACTTCAGTATCCTCATACCAAGAAAGTTCATTAATCATCCATTCTGGTATTTTAATAGAATATTCACCACTAATTGGATCGACTTCTATGGGGCGATTTTCTTCTCCGAATTTTTTTCTCATTCTGTGAATATTTTTTTGTTTTTTTATATATCAACCTTATGAATAAATTTTTTATGAGGAAAATTTTTTATTTTTGAGTGTTAAAGAAAGGTCGCTTGGGTAACACTTTGTAGGTTAGGGTAGTTAGGGGTTTTTATATACGGGGGGTTTATAACGTAACGCGCCGCGACCCGCCAAGGGACGGGGGCGGGACCCTGCATCTGCACGAACGCACGAATGGGGCACGTGCCCTCAGCGCACATCCCCCAGTGCGCTGTGAGCGGTGGTGGCACTGGTCGCCCTGCTGCCCGTTGCACCCCCGTGAGTACGGACCCGAGTGCTGCCCCCTTTGATTTGATTCGCCCAACGATTGGTGCGGGCACCATGAGCAGTCGGCAGGCGCTTAAGGGTTAGAGCACCCGAAGCGATGGCAGCGGTAAGGTCTGAGGCACTCATCACGGCAGGCAGGGTAGAGGTGATCATCACGAATGGGGTTGTTTGGTATGAATGAATTGTAGCACGGATGGGGGAGGGATCAACCCCACCCACATGGAGTTCACCACCAAATAGGGCAGGCGGCATAGGCAGCGGTCTCTACGATTGCCTCCGTGCTCACACCCCAGTGAATGTAGGAAGATGGGCGGGAACCGTTGCGGTCCTGTTCAGCGGTGATGACCCACTTGAGAGTGCGGGTGACAAGGTCGGAGCAGGGGATGTAAAGAGAGAAGATCGGCATCGGTTCGGTCTGGGGTTGGAACTTCGTCAATAGTAGTCGGTAGAGGGGCATCCGTCAACCCCCCCCCTGTCGGGTCAGTCCTGCTGCCCGTCGCTATAGGATCCGATGATGCGCTCACCCTCCATGACCATGGCGTACCCATAGTCCAGGGAGAGGTCAAAGCACAGGTCCCAGGCGGAGGCGCGGTCGACGCTGGTGTTCTCCCAGGGAGCGGAGGGGCAGCGGACGGAAACGTAGGTCATCGGTTGGGTTGTTTGGTATGAATGAATTATAGAGGCAAAAGGGAAGGGTCTCCCCCTCCGTTGTGCCACTATGAGCACTGTCACATCAGGCAGATGCCTCCTGCTCACTGTCGGTAGCGATAGATTCCAGAATCTCCAGCAGTTCGTCACCATTAGTGGCACGATTCAGCAGGGAGGCAGCAATATCAAAAGTCATTAAAGTTTTAGGGATTGTGATTTGATTGAGTAGTTTAGGGTCATGCTCAGGACCATTGTATCAGCGTTCGAATTGTGCCAGGGAGGACGGAGCGATGTGAGAAGGGGATCCACACGATAGATAAAACTCTACCATCTTCTCTGCCTCTGCCAAAGTCTTAAACCACTGTGACCTCCATTCACACTGATTGTAAGGGATCTGATAACGAACTTCGATTCTCATTTGGTGGGGTTGCTTGGTATGAATTAATTATAGGGGGTAGGAGGGGGGTTTGAATCCCCCCTTGTGCCAGTTCAATAATCGAACACATCAGAGTTCAATTGAACTGCATTCACCTTAGGGTCGTTGAAAAGAACTCCGTCACGGGTTGCGCTACCCTCTCCCATCTCATTTACAAAATCTTCATAACAACCACTCTCTTGAGCGATGTTATAAAGACCCTGATCATTTTGAATCCAGAGTGCTACATTCCAGGTTTCATAGTTCTCCCAACCGTTATAGGAAATGTCCAGGGCGTTGCGTTGGTAGGTTGCGGTTGCCATTTGGTGGGGTTGCTTGGTATGGATTAAGTATAGAGGGTCTGGGGGGTCTCAGCGACCCCTAGTGTGCCACCTTAGCGATTGGCACACTGGAAACGCCCAGAGTTAAAATTGGCATAAGAAAAGCACTCACGATTAATCAACTTAAACATACCAAACTCATTTGTCATCACATAACCTTCAGAATCAATTCGATTGTAACCGATGTATGCAGCAGGACCATCATTACGGCAGAGGAACAAACAATCATCCTTGATTGACTTCACCAATGCCCACAAACGAATCAGATTAGAATCACAATCAAAGTCATTCACACTCTCCACACTAATCTGTTCGCCAGCACGAATCGAAGCATTAAGTTGTTGCTTAATCTTAGCGGCAACCTTATCATTTACAAAGGTCACAGTAGATGACATCTGGCGGGCAAACTTTACCACATCCTCTACATCATCAAAACACACGGTTCCTTCACTCTTATTCCAAGGATCGTGTAGAATGTATGCCGTGGGTTTCACAAACTTCACCGTGTCAGTATCAGTCCACTCTGCACGGTCAGGATACGCTACGGCATCACGAATGTCGCTCTCTGCATAATAGCAAGTGTGAGGGGCAATGATAATTGTTTGCCGTACAATCTCAGGGAACTGATAGGTAATCGTGTTAGGAGTGTATTCGGTAGAACCACCGAAACCGATGAAGTCTGCCTGATAAATGGTCTCAGTACGGGGCAGATACTTCAGGCAAGCACAAAGAATTTCAATCAGACTAGCGTGAGTTGCCTCATCATAGAGAGCAAATACATCTTCCTGAGTATAGCAGATTTTGATTTTAACTTTGTTGAATACACTTTTAGTTCCAACAAAGAACTTACCATTTGCAGGATTGGTCCCCCAGACTACAGCAGGCGCACCGTCGATCTTGACACTCAAGGTGCCAGGATTCACGAACCAATCCAACACGGTCAGGTCCCCGTTCAGGATAGAATCTTCAGGGTGGTTGAGGTGGGTGTTTTTCATATCCTTAAGATAGCAGGTTTTCACGGGAACCACAAGGGGGTGGGTGCCAGTTCGGGAAGTGGCACAGGAGGCGCCTGTGTGCCCCTGTGATGCCCCTATAATAAGGGGACAATCCAACGAGGGGCAAGGTCGCCCTGATGACGCAAACGGTCGCCACGGGGGCAGCCGAAAAATAAAAAAATAAGATATAAAAAAAGGGAGGCAATTGTGCCCCCCTTAAGTATCATGCAAGGCGCATTCCCGAAAAGAACGGAATCTGTGCTCCATTATAATTCAAGAACCAATCAAAGTTCTTTTGAAAGATGTACTCACCATCACAACCATGCATCTTGAGAATGGCATTCAGGCGGGATTTTGTCGTGGCAGTTTGATATCCACCATCAAACAATTCGATCCAGGTTTCACCAATTCGGGCGATCAATTTGCCATAAAGAAACACGTCAGAAACATGTGTACAAGAAACGACCTCAGTATTGTCAAGTTTGAAATCTTCACCACGAACGATTGCATCATTCATTTTCTGTTCGATCTTACGCATCGGTCGGTGTCTCAGGTACGAATGTAATATAAAACGAATTTGGCAGGAAGTCTAGGGGATCTGTGCCACCTCCGCAACTGGCACAGTCATAGAAGATTCTACCAAATCGTCACGAACTTCCTCACCATAAAGTTCTTCAACCTCACCAAGAATCTCCTCCTCAGTATAGGTTTCATATTCACGAGTGAGTAGATCAAAGACCATAGATTCCATAGAGTCGTTATCTAATCCCTCAATAATCATAGTTGCATAGTTCTCAACTAGAGCATTAAATTGTTCTTTGGAGAGTGTCATTTACGAATAGGAGAATTGAAGTAGGAACGAAATACTGAAACTACAATCACGAAAGTAGAAACTACTCCCACGAATCCAATCACAGTAACAATGTCGCCAGAAAAACTTAAGGTGTCAGGTGTCATTTTAGTAGGTCACAAGCGAAGAAACTTTATCATGAAGGATGGTTACATTCACGCCCAGAATCTCACTCACCTCATCCCAATCATCATGAAACTCGATGAGATCCAGCAGAGCACGAATCTCATCTTGATTGATTGCTAGAACTTCCATAATTTCAGTAGTCGATGTTGCTGTTGAGGTATTCGTTGAAATCAAACTTTTTCTCTTTAGGTTCTCTACCGATATGTTCTTCAAGGTAGGAGATGTCGAAGATCTCACCAGAGGAGTCTTGAATCTCACTCCACAGTTCGTCATACATAGCGGTTCGGTGTCTCAGGTACGAATGTAATATATCAGGGGTGAGGGGATTCTGCAACCCCCTCTGTGCCAGTTGTCAGACCGTCACATAAAGAGTCTTATCGGGGTCCCTGTAGATATTATCACCAAACCAAACTTCCAATTGAAGAGTATTCCCATAATAATCAGTTGGAATACCGTAACGAACGAATCCGTTGGTTGTGGTATACTTTGAAGTCAGGAACCTATTCCTCATTCCAACCTCATCATAAGTCTTGTCTACATTCTGGCGAGTGCAGATAATCTTCATTTGGTTGGTGTCTCAGGTACGAATGTAATATAACAGGAATTGAGGGGATTGTCTAGGGGTCTTGTGACACTTTACAAACCGTCACAGGGGGGCTTGACAAAGTATAATAAACTGTGTATAATACCTTTGTGGTCGTTGATAAGGATGTTAGCTTTAAGTTACTTATAAGATCTATAAGAATCTTAGGCACATCTAGATGGTGTGGGAAAGGGTGAGTGGGGTGCAGCACGATTCTTGCACTATAAGATAATAAAAAAGGCAAGGGCACCACCCCCTGCCTCATAATAACCCATACACCTATTTTATATAATTATCACGCGCAGAGTAACTTTTTCTTTAAGACGAGGCAAACTCATTCCTCTATGTAATGTGTATGTGTGTCTCGTCGAGATGATGTATGTTGACATGTATCTCGACGAGATTATGTTATGTAATGTGTATCTCGTCTAGATTTTAGAACGAAGAACTAAACACATAACCATCCACAAGATCAAAGTCATAACGCATACTTTGTTCCCAAGTTTGCTCCCAATCAACTACAAGAAACGCAGGAACATCACCATACACATCGTTGTAGTATTCTTCGGCAAAGTCTGCACCAGAAGAATATACACCACGGAATGCTTCTTCGGTGTGTTCAGCACACGAAATGCCGTGATACTCTACGAAGGCATCCACTACATCATAACCAACAGATTCACCTGCAGCGATGTAATCATCATAGAATGCAACGAAATCATCTTCGTTGTGCTCATCAATAAACTTAAGAGCATCATCCAGATCATAAGAACCTTCAATACAGTTCTCTTCAATAAACTCAACAGTTGCTTCCTTGAGAGTCTCTTTGTAGTTGGCAGTCATTGTGATAGTCATTGGGTAGGTGTCTCAGGTACGAATGTAATATAACAGGGATAAAGGCGGTTGTCTAGGGGGTGTGTGCCACTAATCAAACTGTCACAGAGAAGGTGAGTTTGTATTTGGAAATAAGCAGATCTCTGACAAGTTCGCGGTCAATACTATCACCCGCAAACTTTTCTCCTTTAATTTCCAGAATACGAATCAGGTCATTTGTTGCTGATTTAATTACGGTTAAGTTGGGTGTTGGTATCATAGGGTATAATCCATCAATACCATAGAAAGAGAGAACATAATCGTAGAAGTCACTCATTTCAGTTGACCTTCACTATCGCGTTGTAAGAAGGAAGCATCGGTGGGGTTCTCTTGATTACCTATGTAATATACCAGAGCACCGAACCAAAGTCCAGTGCTCTTGTGCCACTAGTCAGATTGGCACACAGGCACCTTCACGAACTTGAGTATAACCATATTCCCTACCGCTCCCGTGATAATGATGAACTCCGTAGTAATAGCGGCGAGTGTTAGACTCACTCAACTCAAAATGTTCTGCGATTTGGTGAAAAGAATGCTTGGGATAGATTTTTTTGTAGAGGTTAATCATCTCACACCAGAATGCAGCATTCTTGGTGAAACGAATACTCTTTGTGGAATGTACCAGAACAGGGCGCATTTGGTGGGGTTTCTCAGGAACAAACCCAACATAACCGCAAATGAACCTCAACGGTATTTTATTGTGCCAGTTCTACAAGTGGCACATTATTATATCCAGACATCAAAAAACCCTCATTCAGATGTCAATCAAAAATGAGTTGCTTATATTACTTTTCTTTTTATTTGATTTTTCACTATACCTACGAATTTCTAGGATTGATTCATCCTAACGATTTTATTTTGACGGAGACCGCGTTCTAACTCCCCAAGTGATCATATAAGATTAAATGGTACTTCAGTTCTTATAATCTGTCAGTTTGATTCTTTACCCATATAGGAGAATTCAAGAGCTGCTCTATGATATAAGATCTTAAGTGCTTTTATTTATATAAGATTGTGCCAATTAATGAAGTGGCACACTAAAAGACCTCACTATAATCTTTGATGCTAACATTAATGTCCTCATCAGACTCTAGATCCAGAATCTCTCTCCAATCAAGAGATTCTACATCTAGATCATCATAACACATAATATCCAGAGTGATGCGTACTGTGCGTTTCTGTGCTAACATAGCGTCTAGTGCGTTGTTTATGCGTAATGACGATATGCAAGTGCTTCGAGATCATGTGAATCTCGTGCATAATCCTCGTCTAGATTCTGTGTATCCTCGTCTAGATCCGCATGGTCGTTGCTGTATGTGTAGTCGAGATCGTAGTCGTCGTACATAACTCGTCGAGATTGGGTGAGTGTTACTATGATTATAGCACAGGTCTCGACGAGATGCAAGTATAATGCTCTAGTGTCTCGTCGAGATCTTATGTGTATATATGTGGTCTAGACGAGATTTGTGTATATTTGTGTACATTCTCGTCTAGATTCTGTGTGTGCATCTAGACTAGATTATAGCATAAGACACGCAGAATTGCAAGTTTTTATGAGGTTTATGAGGGTCTGGGGATATTTTTGCGGGGGTGGGACTTGACAAACTGCGCGTCTTGTGCTACGCTCGCTTAACTTGCATAAAGATCATAGGTTTCTTAAGGGTTTATAAGGTCTTAAAGAACTCATATAACTCATAGAATCTACCATTTATAACTCAAAGAACTCACAGTTTTTCCACAGAAATATAAGAGTTTTCCACAGGTTTTCCACAATCATATAATCAACACTTATGAAAAACTACAAAAATGCCCTAAAAACTACCTAATTGTACTTGTACTTATAAATTAGTAATAAGTACATCTTAATAAGTACAATCAACAGTATGAATCCCCGCCACCGAAACCTCAGTGAATTAGAAGATTTAGAAGACTTTAGTGGTTATGCAATTGACATAGAAGGAAACCTATGGTCTCTCAAATACAAGGATCCAAGACTACGCAAACCCACCTGGACTGGTACTGGTAATTGTAGTTACTTTGCCTGTCGAGTCAGAGATGATAGAGGTAAGGCAAAGACTCTATACATTCATAAACTAGTCGCTCTTGCCTTTCTACCCTGTGATGATCCTTCCCGCAGAGTCGTTCATAAGAATCGTAATCGTGCAGAGAATGGTATTGATAATCTTGAATGGGTTGCTAACATTAAAGATAAACAAGAATCGATGGACTTCATTCTACAGGCATCTCTGATAGAAAGAATCAAACAGGTACATATCGCAGCACAGAAGAAAGGTATCAGAGTTGGTGATTCCTATACATTCACAACACAGATGGTAGAGAATGCAGTTGATGCTTACATTATGCAATATGGTTTAAGAAAAGTAGTTGCCACCTTATAGAACCATTATCCTTATATCCTTTGCACCTTGTTTCTTTATAACTTGTTCCCAGAAGACTGCATCATCAATCGTAAGCAAAGTTGCGATTTGTTTTGAATAACCTTTCCTCTTTGGTTTGTTGTAAATTACTTGGTACTTCATAAGATTTGTCATTCCAGTGTTTTACAACTCCTGCAATAATAAAGGAGTTAGTTATAAGATATGTGGCAAAGATAAATGTTCGTATAATGGCAATTCTGTCTGATTCCTTATCACACTTGGATGCCTTTTCACCTAATGCCTTGGCAAAGTATCTCCATGCTGTTTTACTTTTCATCTTGATAATGAACTTCTTTATAATAAGGAACATAAACCACAATATTCACATCTTGAGATCTGTGCTCTCCTTCACTTATAAGAATTGAAATATAGTCTGAACTCACAAATGAAACTACACCTATTAAACTCCTGTATGTGACTCTATCTCCTACTATAAAATTCATACAAAAAACTTCTCCACTCCTTGTTTTTTAATTTGCATCGCACTATAAGGTCTGGTATCATTAATATCAACTACCTTACCGATAGTCTTAAAGTTAATAGGAGCATAATACTCTTTCTTCTTTGGATTGTAGAATCCCCATACACTTTTTGCTGGTTTGTCCAGATCATAACCAAACTTCAGATGACACCATATAATAATTCGAATGGTACGGGAATTGAATTCTTCAAACTCATAAGAATAATTCTTGGGTGCCTTGTGAGGAAACTCAATCATTCTGGAACAGCTCTGAGTGAATTGGGATTATAACCATCAGCAATTAACTGACTTAAAGTTTCTTTAGTCTGATCCTTGGTGAGTTGTACATACTTCTCATCAATCAAGGTCCAACCAGATGTGCAGAGTTCTTCAATCCTATACAGTATTGTCATGTCGTAAATGCCTCAATAATTCCTGATTCATATTCATCCACAAGTGAAAACTTTTGTGCCTTGACAATGTTTGGCATAATTAAGTTTTGATATCCTTCATCAAAACCTTTTTCTTCTGAAAGAAGTTGAAATGCTTCAGTATCAGACTCGGCAATTAGATTGATTACTCCACCATATTCACTCGATGGAAAAGGAACCCAGTAGTCGACAATATAAAGTGATTTCATTACTTGTGTTAAATTACTCCTTTATTTTAGATGATTGTGTAAGATTTGTCAACTGTCTTGAAAGTTCAACCCGAACTTGAATTAAATGTGAGATCATATACTTCTCATACTCATTACCTTCAACCAAATTAGAAATGTTTTTAACTTGATTAAGTGCCAGAAGAAGTTTGATTTGTTGATTCATAAAAACTCTGCCGTGAAATAATCAACCGTCAATTCAAGTCGAGCAGCAGTTTCCTCAACATACTGATCTAAAAGTTCAGGAGCATCTTCCCTAATGATTGCATAGTACTGATACCAGAGTGGATTCATGAAAATACCTTTGGAAGTCCGACGATAATAAAGAACGATAAAAGTAGTACGATGTCCCAGCAACGATTTTTGATCATGTACGGCAGAGCAAGAGAGTTTCCTACCAAATATAATCTGGCACCTATTGTGGTGTCATAATACAGAGTGACGATGTAACCAACACAAAGTATCAGTGATGAGAGAATGCGAGTTTTATTTTCCATTCATTAAACTGTTTTTAGAACTAATCTTTCAGAAATACACATCGCAAGTTCGGCAGCAACTTGATCATCTACATCACCCAGTTTAGCAGAAATTGCCTCAGGAATCAATCTTACCATCAGATCAAAAAACATTTCATCTTCCATAATATATTCTGCCACATCCTTGGAAAGTGCTTCAGACAGTTTGAGAATGGTGCTGTTGGAAAGTGCCATGAGTTTTCTTGATTACCTTGTTATTATAACGGTAAAACTGCCTCACTGGGCGACCTCTGTGCCAGTTTGGACACTGGCACATTCAGTTGCTCCATTATGATTTGTTGTGGTAGAAAGTTCCAGCAATAGTAACTACTACTGAATGTGATCTTATCATTCTGACGACCATCAGGACTATGAAACTTCATTCGCTTATCAAACATTAATAGTTGAAGATCCTTATCCTTGAAGAGTTGTTTTGGAGCACTATCATTCAACCAAGTATTTGTCATAATCAGAGCAAATGGTTTATTAAAAGATAGTGCTCGCTCAAAGAACTTTCTCTTGTTTGTGAATGGTGGATTTGATACGATGACATCCCAATAGTTTGGTTCATAGGTAAAGAAATCCTGACCATACTGAATGTGAGTGAATACAACCTCATTCTGTTTTGAAATCTGTTTTACAAACTCACTATCAATAGTATCAAAAGGGCACCAGACAATAGCATCTTTGGGAATGTATTTCAGAATGGGAGTGACACCGTAATTTGGTGTATAGCATTCGTCATTATTCCCATCAGAATACATTAGTTTTCCACTGTCAATCGTCATACAATTTGCGTTCCGTATTGATAGATTTCTTTTTTAGTTAGGTTGGCAGCATTACGAGGATCTTTGTGATTACCGTGAATCTTACGCTCCCAGTCTTTCTTTAGTTTGGGAAGCAGAATCATCAGTACATCGTCACCAGATAGTTTCCAAACTTCTACCACTTTACCACTTTCATACCGCCCAACATAGTGATTGGAATACTTACCAAGTTTTTCCTCAATCAAATACTTTTCTTGCTCTTCCCAAGTGTCTTGAACACTGATACCAGTATACGATCCCTTGATATTTTTGTCAATCGTTGTTTTATATTCACATTCTCCATCTTGATCTACAGCATCAGCACCAGAATAAGTTTTTGCTACCTGATGTCCGAGAATACCAGCAAGATGTATCTCACGGGAACGAGCATAAGAGAATGGATCTCCCCAACCTTGTTCTGCACAAAGAAGATACATTTTCTCAAACAGTTGTTGAAACTTTTGTTCGGGAGTCATTAAGGTTGTTTGTGTATGAATGTATTATAGAGCAGAGCACAGGCGGTTGGGAAAGAACTGTGCCACTAGTGAATCTGGCACACTTTCACTTTCCAGAAGATAGTCCAGATATAGTGTTTCTTCCTGTTCTCTTGCTTCTATTTCGTGTGGCATATACCAATACTCATAGTCTTCTATCTTATGAGGACCATAGTACATTTTACCACGCTTTTGGCGAAGAGAACCTTTCACCCACTGTCGCAAATGAGTTAGTTCGTGTAGTAAAGTTTTGATGTATAACTCTTCATCCATATAAGTATTCAATTCAATCAGAAACTCTCTGGGACGATAAGATTCTCCAACATAATCACAATAACCATAGGCACCTTCACGCCTCAATCCACGATGAAGAATCTCCACCTCAATCTTATGACGAGGAAGAAACTTATTCATAAACCAAGCGGTAACATCCTCACAGACCCGCTTGCGATAGCCGTATCCATTAACTTCAAGAATAAACATTGACCCCAGTGCAAAAAATAAATGAACGAAGAAATGAAAATCAGTTTATCAGTTTTAGTCATTAGTTACAAACAGCATTTCCAACAATACCACCAGTCAGAGCACCCAGCGGAATGCTCCACCAGCGGTTAGGAACGCTACTGGTTGCCTTGTATGCCCCAAACCCTCCCAGAATCGCTCCCAGAGGCGCAGCGGCACACCTGCGGGGGATTGGAGCAGCATAG